ACCCACTGGTCGATCGACGTCAACGCAGCGGCGGCGCGGTACTTGCCCGTCGAGCCGGTGATGCCGATGGCAAGCGTCGCCGAGCCGGTCGAGACCGAGGTGTTGAGCTCGACCGACAGGATGCGCGCGCCGGCGGGGATCGCCGGGCCGATGTTGTACGCGCCCACGGCATCGGTGGCGTAGGTGAACACCTCGATGCTGGTGCGCGTCTTGCCGCCAGCCGCCGAGGCCGGCGGGTAGCTGCGGGGAACCGCCGCGAGAGCGGCAGCGATCGTGCTGGGCATGTGTCAGATCCCTTTCTGCTGGCTGGTTATCAGACGTAGGTCGAGCCGCAGCGGATCTCGACGCACTTGGCCTCTTCCATGCGCGTCGCACCGAAGGTGGCCTTCATGTGCAGGCGGATGTTGAAGCCCTTCGTCGGATCCGGCGCCGCGTTCGTGACCGGGTTCTCGCCGATCGCCATGAGCAGGCCGGACTTGGCCCACGCCATGACGCGCCGCGGGTTGGCATCCGAGAACGCGGTGCCGACCGTGACGACGGGCAGGCGCTCCGAGCGGACGAACTTGAACCCGAGGAACGTATCGACCTCGCCAGCAACCAGCGCCTTGACGGCCGCGAAGTCGGCAGAGACCACCTCGGTCGTGCGCAGGAGCTGTCGCAGCTCGTAGGCGCCGCACACGATGTAGCGCTCCTCGTCCGGGTCGACGCCCGCCTCCGCGCTGTCGAGCAGCAGCTTCGCCTGGCGGAGCTTGCCGATCGTGAGCGAGGAGTTGGCGGCGGCGCCAGTTTCAACGTAATTCACCGCGATCTGGTTGCCCGCGAGGAACGAGGTCGAGGTGCTACCCGTCTTGCCGGTGTTGGCGGCGCGGAAGTACGCGGCGATCAGTTCGTCGTCCATTGAACGGCCGATGGCCGCCGCGAAGGCCTGGGTGTACCAGCCCTGCGGCTCCATGAGCGTGCGAACGCGATCCTGGCTGTCGATGATCTCCGACAGCTCGAAGTCGCGCATGGCGACCTGACGGCGGGCGTGCGGCACCTCGGTAAACGGCGTGTCGGCGTGGCGCGAGGTACGCTCCACGGCGTTGACAACGCCAATCTGGTCGAAGTAGCCGAACTCGCCGTTCAGCGTCTCTTGGCGAACGGCCGGAAGCAGCCGCGAGCCCTTCTGCTGGGACAGCAGCGCGACGTTGCTGCTGAACTGGTTGACCATTGCGGTCGTGATCTGCGTGCTCATTTCGTGAGTCTCCGTCAGTTCCAATGCCCCCAAAGGGGCGGTTTGATTTGACGGCTGGAGTGTCCGCGGTGCGGGTCCGTGCCTTGCGCGTCACGCAGCGCCGAGCGGTCGGACTTTCCGACGAGCAGCGGGTCGCCCCCGGTTTCCCGGCGACGAGTGTCCGCGGTTTTCTTTGGTGGCGTCAGGCAAGCACCCACGCGAGATGCGCGTGAGCGCGAGCGTGTATTTGTTCCATCGGCTCGCCGTCGCGACGCGACGACATTGCCAGCTTCAGGCACTCAAGCCGCAGCTTCGCGCGATCGACCGGCGCCAGAGGCTCGGGCGACGGCTTGGTCACGCCGCGCCCTGCATCGAGGTCAGCTGCTCAAACAGGCGCGACTGCTCGGCCACGAGCTCCTTGCGCTCGGGGTCGTTGCGGAAGCGGTTGTCGAAGAATTTCGGATGCGACGCGATCTCAGAGAGCCTCTTGCGGATGCCCTCCGGCGACATTGCGCCGACGCCGACGTTCGATCCCGGGCCGGTCATCGGCGCCGCCGCCGTGCCGAGCGCGGCCATCATGCGGATGAACTTCTCACCGAGACCAGCTGCGGCGATGCGACCGAAATCGTCGTCGGTGAAACCGACCTTGCGCGCATGCGCCTCGATGGCTTGGTCGGCCAGCGCCTGCTGCGCGTCAAACTTGTCGCCCCAGTCGCGCTTGAGGTTGTCGACCGTCGCTGCGCGCGCATCGTCGATTGCCTTGTAGGCCGCCGACTGCCGCGCGGCGTAGGACGTCATCAGCTCCTGCGCCGCGCGCGGCGTGATGCCGTGGGCGTGCGCGATCTTGCGGAACTCGGCCTCGCCATCCTTGTCCCAACGATCCGCCGGGAACCCTTCCGGCATGGCCAGCTGGTAGCCATCGGGTGCCTCGGGGACGCCCAGCGCCTTGCGAAACTGCGCGACCTCCTCGGGCGCCGCGTTCTCGCCGGGCACCTTTACTCGCCCGCCAATCGTGCGCTGCAGCTCGATGTGCGCTTTTGCCAGCGCATCGACGCCTTGGTACTTCGCTAGCGTCTGGTCGGAGCGAAGGTCAGGCGCAAGGGAGGCACGCCAGTCCTGGGCAGGAGCGGTCCCAGCGGCAGCCTGCCCTTGCGGGGGCGCGGAAGACGCGCCACCAGCGCCGATGCCTGCTGCGGGCGCCGGCGCTCCTGTCCCTTCGTTCACCTGCTCTGTCATGCATCCTGCTCCTTTACGATGTCGGGGAAGTCAGCCGGGGTCAGCCCCAGCATCTCGGCGATGTGGTTGAACGTGTCCCGCCGCCCTTCGTTGAGGGCGGTCTGGTGCGGGTCGCCCGCGACGAACGAGGTGGTCGAGACGTTGCAGTACTTCGCCAGGTCAAGCAGGACGTCGCGCCCTTGCGGCGTGTCGAAGACCGCGCGATAGGCCATGCCCACCTGCTGCGCGCGCCCGGGCTTGCGCCAGGCGTTGCGCAGCCACACCACCGCGCGCCTCACTGCGCCATGCCCTCGGTGTCGGCGCCGGAGATGCCGGCAGTCGCGTTGGCCTCGGCCAGCGTCTTCACCGCCTGCGCGCCGTCCTTCATCGGGCCGGCCATCTGCACCATCTGCATCGCCTGCGCCTGCTGGGCCTTCTGCGTGCGCATCTGCTCGACCATGCGCGGGTCGTTCAAGACCTTGGCCGGGACGCCGGTGCCCTGCGCCATGATCCGCAGGAACTCGTCGGCGTTGATGTTGTCGAGCACCTCAGGCCGCACCTGCGCCACCGGGATGATCGACTGCATGAACCTGTCGAGCGATGCCGCCTCGGACGCCTTCTGCGCGCGCGCCAGCGGGCTGACAAACGAGACCTTCAGCTCGGGCGATGCGGGCAGGCTGTCGGGCGGCCGCGGCAGCCAGCCATCAACGCCGCGCGACCACATCGGGACGGACGCACGCGCCATGAGCGAGAACGCCGTGTCGACCAGCGGGTCGAGCCATTCGGCTTGAACAAGGCCGATGTGCGGCCCCATCAAACGGAGCTTTTCTTCCTGCCGGCCGAGCCACTCGGTTGCCGTCATGTTGGCGTTGTCGGCCATCAGCAGCAGCGTCGCGTAGAACGCATCGCGGATGGAATCACGCCGCTGGTTCTCGAGCTCGAGCGTGAGCCCGGTCGGGCCGCCCGCCTGGAAAGGGCGGTACATCTCGCGGCCGCTAGCGTCGACGCCGCCGTATACGATGCCGCCAGGCGTGAACCTGACACCGCGCATGCCGTTCTCATCAGGCGCGAGGATCGTCGGGTCCGCCTGCTTCTGCGCAGCCACGATGGTCGTCTTCGCCATTGCGTTGACCATCTTGACGTCCGGCAGCGCCAACATCGCCGGGCTGTCGCCATACGGCCCCTTGTTGCCGATCGACCAGCGAGCAACCTGGTACGGGAAAGCGTACATGCCGCCCACCTGCACGAGCTCCTGCGTGTCGACGCAGACGTAGACCGAGGCGGTGGTCATGTCCGACGACGGCAGCTTGAAGCCCGCATCCTTCGCCGGCATGCACGCAAACAGGAACGTGAACTCGGCTTCCGGGTTGGTCTCGATCGCCTTGCGCACCTTATCGGGCGCGCGGTTGCCCCAGCGCTGCACGGCCTGGCGCGCGGTGTATTTGAAGCGCTCGAACACCGTGTCGACGCGCCGCCTGTCGTTCTCCGAAATGAAACAGCGCGCCAGCGGCTTGCTTTCGAACGCGAGCACGCTCTGCGCCGGATCGGGGTGCTCGGTGTAGAAGACCATCGTGCCGAACGCCGCGAGGTCACGATAGGCGGCGATGGCCTGGGCGTAGAAGCGCATGCCGTTCGCGCCGAACGCCGCAAGCATGCGATCGGTCACCGCGTCGCACCACGCCGCGATCTCATGCTCGCGCATCAGCGCCGGGTCCGCCGTCTGCACCTCGAACCATTTGTTCGCGCTGTTGGTGACGGCGCCCCACAGGCCGCCAGACAGGTTGTCGAGCGCCGTCAGGGCGGTGCCGTCAAAGAGCTTGTCGGTGCGCTTCTGGCCAGGCACGCGCTGCACGATGAAATCGCCGCGCCCAGGCAGCATGAAGTCGGCGATCTCCTGCCAGTGCGTCTCGTAGGTCGAGCGATCGGACGCCAGCCGCTCCTGGCGGCGGATGAGGTCGTTCGCGGAAGTCATCGGACGAGCTTCCTTGGAGCCACGAGGAGACCGCGCACGAAGCGGGAGACGATCGCCGCGCCTTGCGGGTAGAGCATCGTTCCCCAAGGGAACATCTCGCTGCGCGCAAAATCGTAGGCGAACCACCGGCCGGTCGCGGCCTTCTGGATGTAAAGGCGGCCTTCTGAAAGCGCATACTTGCTACCCGCGCCAAACACCTCGGTGTTGGGCGAATATGTGATTGCTGACCAGGTGTTGCCCGCGATGTCGTAGCGATCAAGCAGCGCGCCAGCAGCGCCTCGGAACGAGTAGATGTAGCGACCGTTGATGATCGCGCTTTCGTTCGTCCAGTCGCTCTCCCCGACCGAGTGGACCCAATGCCCCGACATCCCGGCGCCCGGTGCGCCGCCACGCGCCACGCCCGGCGCCAGCGTCGACCAAGTGTTTGCGCCGATGTCGTAGCGGTAGAGCGTCACCGCGTTGTTGCCCATGTAGTACAGGAAATTGTCGTTGCCCTCGATCGCGTAGGTCGATGTCGCGTCGGGCGTCGTCGTCCAGGTCGTCACGGTTAGCGTGTCGGCGGTGTTTGCCGTGATGGTGCGGATCTGGCCCGCGCCTCCGCCTCGTGGATCTCGCGGTAGACCGCGTCCGCCGCGCCCTTCACGGCGTCGACCGTCTGCTTCAGGAAACTCATCGCCTGGCTCATCCAAACCCTCCGTTCAACCGAGAAGCGCCTTGAGCGCCGGGCGCTCCACCGGGGCGCCGGTCGTGTCGCCCTGGCCGCCCGTCAGGATCGTCGAGGCACGGCCCTTCGCCGCCGCGGCGCGCCGGCGCTCGGCCTCGGCCGCAGCCCGCACATCCGCCGAGTCCGACGACGGAGGCGGCGGCGCCGATGGCTTCGGGGTGTTGAAGACGCACATCAATCGACCTCGTATCCGAACAGCACGAACCGCTCGCCGCCGCGACCGCGAACCGCCACGCAGTCCGGCACGAACCCAAGCCACCGCAGCCACGCATGCGCCTCGCGGTGGCCCTCCATCGACCAGCACTCCGCGCGAAGCGCGCCGGTGCCAGCGCACAGCGCGCGGAACCGGGTCGCGCACCAGCGCGACACCGGCCGCGACACCTCCGGCCAGCGATCCGTCGCGAACATCCCGACGCTCAGGACCGCAGGCGAAACTTGCACCGCGTTCACCACCGCCACAGGCGCGCCGTCCGCCGCGTGCGCCACCGCGCCCAGCGTCGACCACTCGCAGACCTGTCGCGCCAGGGCGACCGGGTCGTAGCCCCAGCGCCCGGCGAAAATCTCCCGCCGGTCCCACTCGCGCATCGCCAACGCGACGCGCGTTACCGGCGTCTCCTCCAGCGGACCCAGCATCACCACTCGAACGGGCTGTAGTCGGACACCGCCTCGCCCGCCGCCGCGCGCTGCCGGCGGAGCCCAGCCCCGCCCATCAGCGCCGTCGCCGTCGCCGCGAAGGTCAAGCACACGGCGTCCGCCTTGTCCGGCGACCGCGCGCCCCGCTTTTTCAGCTCGTCCTTGCTGTCCACCCGCAGCTTGCCGTTCGACAAAATGCGAAAGCGCGGCGCGCCAAGCTCCGCCGCCAGCTCGTCGTCAGCCGGCAGCTCGCACGCCCGAGCGTCCAGCCACTCGCGCACCCGAAACCACAGCTCGTCGCGCAGGCGCAAATAGCGCTCGCCAACCGCCGGCGCCTCCGAGACATTCACGCCGCGCACCGGCAGCTCAAGCTCGCGCAGCCGGTCCAGCACGCCGCTGCCCAGGCCGATGCTGTCGACGTAGATGGCCGCCGGCCGGGTCTTGAAGCCGCACAGCTGGAACTCGTTGTAGACCCGGCCCGCCGTCTCCATCAGGTCGACGCCCTGCCAGGTCTTGACCTCGGTCAACCGCTCACCCTGCCGCTTTGCCAGCGCGGAGCGGTCGTCGCCGTAGCGCGCGACGTCCAGGCCCCAGATGATCGGCGTCGTCGGCGCAGGCTGAACCGTGCGCGCCATCGCCGCGGCGATGAGGTGCGCAGGCACCACGCTGTCGTTGTCCGCCAGCGGGAACTCGCCCTCGACTCGCACGCGGTAGACGTTGCTGCCCGCGCCGTAGCGCTGGGCCATCTCCGCCAGAAACCCCGGCGAGACCTGCGTGCTGTCGGCGCAGCCGACCCGCATGGTCGTCCAGCTCGGCGACATGCGGTGGAAGGCGTCGAAGAAGTACCCACTGGTGCGGGTCGGGTTGCCGGTCATGACCGTCTTCGCGTTGGCAGTCGACATCGCGCCCTGCCCGACCTCGAAGACCAAGTCGTCAACGCCGGAGGCCTCGTCGATGACGAACAGCATGTTCGTGCTGTGGAAGCCTTGCAGCGCCTCCGGCTGCTCGCGCCGGGCAGTGCGGGCGACGGCGAAACTGTCCGGCACGCCGACGACCTCGACCTTGTCGCTCTTCAGCTCGAGCAACCGCCGCAACACCTCTGGCATCCGGCGGTGCCACTTGCCGATCTCGCTCCACAGCACGTCGGACAGCTGGTGCGCCGTGTTCGCCGTCGCCGCGATCTTCGCCGGGTGGCGCGTCATTAGCCACCAGAGGACGAGCCACGCGAGGTAGGTCGTCTTGCCGACGCCGTGGCCGCTGCGGATGGCGATCTTGTCGTTGTCGCGCACCGCCTCGAGGGCCTTGGCCTGCCACGGCTCCGGCGTGGCCTGCAGCGCCGTCCGGACAAACAGCACCGGGTCGTCCGCCCAAGCGGCGATTAGCTGCCGGAAGTCGTCGGCGCTGGCGGCCATTGGCCGCGCCGCTTGCTTGACCGCCATCTGGCTCCGGTGGGTTGATGGCGCGCAGCCGCGCCAGGATGACTCAGGAACGCCGCAGAGGCCCCCGGGCGCAGGCTGAGGACACCCGAGACGCTTCCGCCGCCCTAGAGCCTTCCTGGCGCGCCCTCGACGCCGGGCGTGCAGCCCGACCTTGAGGAGCTTGTGCGCCGCGATGGTGGCGTCGATCGACCGCTGCAGCGCGGCCGGAGGGGTTCAAAGCGGCTCAGCCGCAAGTCGTTGAAATCGCAGCGAGTGTGCGCTGCACCATCGCATAATAGTCATTATCGAAAATGCGAAACCCTTATTTCAAGGGCTTTTTTGCACTTTCGAGGCCTTCGGGATCGGGCTGTTCTACTTCCGCGTGTTGCTGCACCGCACTATAATCGGGCGTCACGTCCACGATCCGCGCCTCGAGCTCGCCGCCTTCGGCGCGCCGGCGGCGCTCTTCGTTCACCGCTGCCAAGATCGCAGCGAAGCCTGCCAACAGCGAGCCGTCGCCGGACGCCTCGATGTGCGCGACGGCCTTGCCGTCGAGCCGCTCGGCCACCGTCTTCATCGCCTCGAGGTCACCGTCGACCGCCTTATCGACCAGGCGGAGCGCGATCGCGTCGAGCTTGCGCCAGCCCTTCTGGTCGCCCGCGCGGATCTGCGCGCACGCCGCTCGCCGCACGGCTTCCTCGAACAGCTTGCCGGAATAGCGCCCCGCGCCTGGCCGACCGGCCATTATTCTCGCGCCATGTGATTGAGACGATACTGTATAACGCGGCAATTTCGCCGCGCAGTTCGCCAGCTTGACAAGATCATGCCCTTCACCTCCGAGGTCTGTCAAGCCCTAGATCGTCCGCTGCGGCCTCTAGCGCCAGCTTGAGCGCACCCAGCCCCTGCTCCGCCGGCCATCCCATGCGCGCGGCCCAGCTGCTGGTGCTTTCTCGGTCGCACACGACCGCCACCACCGCCGCCGCGCCGATCTGGCCGCCGCACCGCGCCAGCACGCGCCGCAACTCCATGCGCGCATGCGCCTGGCGCTCGCTCGCTGCCATGCCGACGTTGCCGAGCACGCCGGCCTGCGTTGACGGCGACCAGTTCGCCGTGACCTTCGGCTCGAGCCCGGCCACATGCCACAACGCCGCGATGCGATCCGCCGCCTGCCACTGCCGCTGAGAGATCCACCCGCG